TCTTCTGCATTTGCTAAGTGCCCTCTTTCATAGCCAGAGTTAGAATAGGACGACTCACCAACAAGTTGATACTTTGAATCATTTGTCCAACGATTAGCTCTTTCGCATGGTCCGCCGCCGCGATAAAGTCGATATTCGACGTATACTGGCATCTCAATCGTAGTATCAATATATGAAGTATACGCTGCATTTTTAATAACTGCATTTGGTTTTACTTGAGATAATCCAACCAGGGATATTAAAACTAAACTTACAGTACTTAAGATTTTCATAAAATCATTGACTATTTTCTAGATATTAATTTTGGATTATCTTCAAGGATTTTTACAATTGATTCAACTATCTCTCGTGGACCAAATGTTGTTTTCCAATCATGTGATTCGCTTACTTTGTGAACCCAGTCAATATACTTTAAGTACACCTCATCCGTATCTATTGAGTAACTATCCCCAATAAATTCAAGTATATCTGGGATGTTTAGTTTCATACCAGTAGAGATATTAGGATACGACCATACTTGATTTTGACTATCGATTATATCAAGATTTCCTTCAATAAACTGTATGATTTCATCTCTAGTTAAAGTTGTAATTTTAACTTTCCATTCATCAATTACAGTAAATCCAGTATTTGATTTAATTAATTTAAGGATTGGGCCTTCACTATTTAATAAGTCAATTGATCTAGTTGAGTTTAAATTTTTCATAACTTTATTTTTTTATCTTTCAATTCCTAATTCTTTGAATGTTACTGGAGTATAGTCTACATGTTCACATGATACGCAGTGGTATCTATCATCAGGTACCCATTCATCCTTAAATCCATTTTCTTCTAATTTCATTATTTGATTCTCATGAATATGCCCGTGTATGTTTCTAGGAACTCTGAATTCTAATTCTCGTTCATGTACCGGACAATGTGACAACCAGATGCCTTTGTATTTAACCATACCAGATACTCCTTGTACATATTGCAATAACGCCGGAATATCCTTCATCATATCATGGTTGCCTAATACTACTTTCTTCATACCGTTTAAACGGTTTAGTAATGGATATGATTTGCTAGATTCCATTGTTACATCACCTAAGATCCAAACTACATCTCGTTTGTTAACTTTCTTATTCCATTGTGAAATAATATGCTCATCATGTTCTTCAACAGTATTGAACCCACGTTTAAGAGCCATATTGGTGTGACCAAAGTGTAAATCTGCTATAAAATGGACAACGCTCATAATCGTATTAAATTTATTCTTTTTTCTGGGCGGACTGTTCTCTCAATAGTAAACATTGGAGAAGAGTATGCGGATAATATCTTTTGGGCAGTATTCGGCCCAGGAATCCCATTTATTTGTTTGTTATGTAGAGTTCCACCTTCAAATGTAACTCCCATCTGACCTTCAACTTGAGTTAAAGGGCTTGAGTATTTAAAAATGAGAGCGCTGTGTACTCCACTTGCGCTCTCAAGATTAAAACCTTTAAAATCCCATTCTTTTTCATGAATAAAATCAAGTAATTCTTTTCCAAGTTCACCAGTAAAAATAATTTGATTTGGAAGTTTATCATGTTCAATAACTAAATCTGAAACATGCTCAGATATGATTGAAAAAAGTTTTTGAGAAAATTCTAAATCTTTTTTTAATGGTACTCGAAATGTCATTAGGCAACAGTTTTTTGAGAAGAGAGTTCTTCAGACATTTTCCAAAGTATTCCATTTACTCGACTTGACCCAACACCCTCAACTTTCATTTTTCCATTACTACTACAATGGAATGTACGCTTAGCATCATCCATACAAGTAAGATTGTAAGTTGATGAAGTATTAGATAAGACACCGAAATGAAAAACAAATGTCTCTTTTTCATAATAACTAGGATTCGTTTCAGCGAATTTGCAAAGCACATCATAGACACGCTCAGCAGTTTTAGTCGGCATCTTTTTCATACTTATTTAACTACACCCATTATTTTTGACTCAACTACACTCACTACTGAAAACTCAGCAATTGAATCTTTAAATCTTTCTTTTAATAAATCTTCAGCTTCTGAAATTGATCCAGCATCTACTAGATATTGCTCATAGATTTTTTTAGGTCTTCCTGTTTGATCATCAATTGTCTCAAACTTTACTTTTGCAATGTAATACATAGTTATTGGTTTATTGGTTTACTTTATTATTTAAAGAGTCAATTACTCTTTGGATTTCTCTTAGTTCGTGCTTGTATTCTAAAATATTATTCATCATTATCAGTTTAGCCTCCTTTAAAAAAGCAATGACTAACTTATCAGTAGTTGGATTATATTCAATTGTATTTATGATTCCCATTTGGTCTAATGAATTAGCATTTTTTATAAAATCTTCCATATACTTTATTGAATCAGCTGATCCACATAGAGTATCACAATCTAGAAATTGAGTAATATATGAATTACCATATGTTTGGTGTTTATCCCTTAATTTTTCAATATTTGGCAATCTTTTTTCTCGAGTTGACATATTTTATATACTTCGTTTTTTACCATAGTTTCCTTTAAATACTGGAAACCTTAATGAATTATTTCCATGTTGATCAGTTGTTTCTTCAAAGTACTGGACACAAATTACTGAATCAAGTATATCTGATTGATTTGAATAATAATGCCTACGTTGATCAATAGTAAATCCACTTCCTACTTGAACCGGTGAACCTTTGTGATTAACAATAACTGCACTCAACATATCTTCTTCAATTTCCTTTCCATCTACTATTACTCTTTGTGGGCCCATTATTAAACTAGCAACAGTATATTCTGCATCAAAAAATTCTTTAATTTTAAGCATGTGTTTAGATCTACCTGGAGAATATTGAGTATCTCTTCTTGCAATTAGCCCTTCCCAATTAGAATCTTTAGATTGACTCTTTAATTCTTCAAGAGCATCTTCATCTTTAATTCTTATTTGAGGAAGTATTTCTAAGATAGATGATGATTTTAAATCACCTAACCATTGTGCTCTAGTTTCAATACGGGTAGAAAATAGTGGTGATTCATCTGTTCCTGCAAACTCGCCAGCTTGTAAGATATCAAAGATTTGATATCTTGGGTTTTCGATAGTATGGTCTTTACGTTGTATTTGCTTTAGGATTCCCTGGAAGTCATCTGAGCTATCTGCATTCATAAGACATAGTTCACCATCTAAAACAGAATCAGTGATCCCTAATCGTCTTATTTCCTCTGCTACTTTTCCAAGAGTTAAAAATTCTTTACCGTTTCTTGAAAAGAATCGTACTTCATCTCCATGAATAAAACAGATACATCGAACTCCATCTAATTTTCTAGACACAAACCAGGTTCCATCAAAAATATTTACACCTTTTACTTTTGATGCATCATGTGCAAGGGCAACTTCAAAGGTTGGTATAAATTTAGGAATTACCCTATTAATAATTGTAGTAGTTGCGCGAGTTTCAAGGTTTCTATCAATTACTTGATATATTAGGTCAGTCCATTCTTCATAATCTTTAATAAACCGATTCATTGCTTCAATTGCAGAGTGGCCAGTTATATGCCTCTCATTAAAATCATTAAGCATCATAAAAAGATCATCATATACTTCATTTGATGAAATTAAGTCACTACGCTTTTTAAGATTAGTAGAAGTTAATCCAAAATTCCAATATGGATGATATGTATAGAATAGGATCTTTTTAATAAAGGGATGATACTGATACTTAGTAAGAACGTCAACTTTATGATTAGTTGAGTTTGATGAATTCATCTCATTGACAAATTCGCGAAGTAATTTAAAATCATCAGAGTGACGCATATTTCTTTTTTTAATTATAATACATAATTAAAAAGAAAGTTTACAATCAGGGGACATATTTTTTTCGCACCAACCGGAAGGGAGCTCAACTGCAAATCGGGCAGGTTTATGACTTTGATATTTTGGAATTTGGTCATCATCTACTTCGTCAGATGGATCCATTGTTTCATGATTAATATATTCCATGTTACTATCGAAGAATATTATATCTAGTGGAAAATTTACTTTTTTCATCCAAAAAGAAAGAGGTTGATCTTCACTATATACAAAGAGTATTCCTGAATTTTCATGTGGAGCATCTAATGAATCTGAATACCCCTTAGCTTGACTTTGTGGAGTTGCTGCAACTTTTAATTTTAATGAGATATCAGAGATAGCCGCTTCTATTTCTTTACCATCAATATCATTTTTTCTACAATATTCTTCAAATAGGGGTATTGAATAGTGAAATATAGCGTGACTCATTAGTTTGTTGATTTTTTAGATTCAAGATTGGAAACCCGTACGGTAAGATCATTAATCGCTGCTTCAAGCTCACGAAATGATGATTTTTTAGTTGATTCATCATCCACATATAATTGATCTTCGCCAGTTTCTCCATAGTTACCAGCATAATAATCTGCTTGAAATGCGCTTGATCCTTCAAGTCCATTGTTTGGTGGGTTTTCACCATCTTGACCTCGTTCATCCCAATTTTTATCACTCCAATCAAGATCAGAGTTTTCATTAATTTTATAAGTCTGTATAAATGAAGAAAAGTTTTTAACTCCCATTTAATATAATCTTTTTTTTATTTATTAAATAAAAAAAGCGAATGTTTCCATTCGCTTTTATATAAACTTTTTTAAAGAATTTTTATTTTTCTTCAGCGTTTTCTTCACCTTCAGCAGGCTCTTCTCCTTCTTCACCTTCTTCAGAATCTTCCTCTTCTTCAGGCTCAAGTTTTTTAACTCTTTCAGAAAGATCATCAATCATAGATTTTAAATCTTCTAGAGTTAATTCTTCTTCTGGTTGCTCTTCATCACCTTCTTCAGAATCTTCAGCATTCAGTGCTTCATCATCTTCTTCTGGATTTGCACCATAGTATCCAGACTCAGTGTCGTCGTTGTTGTAGTCTTCAAATCCTTCAGACTCGTTTAATGTACGAGTTTTCATGAATCCTGCAAAGTTCTTTACTCTCATTTTTAATAACTTTTTTATTATTTATCCTTGCTGATACTATTTTTTCTCAGATTTAAACTGTTCAATCGTTTCATCAATAACTCGGATTTGTTCCATTGCTGGACGAAGTAACATCGATACTGCAAATAATCTATGTGCAGGCTCTTCACCCTTTCCTGTAACTTTACCTAGAAAGAAATTAATTGATTCTAGAGTAGTTGAAGGTAAACTAACAGTATGTCTCTCAGTTGAACGATCATCTACTTCTTTTAATTCACTAGATAATGATAATAAAGCCATTAAGATTAAGTACGCTTCGTTTGGACCTTTCCACTCAACTTTATTGTTTAATAGATTTTTAACATATTTCAAATCAGCTGGAGAAATATTAATTTCAAAATTTCCCATTCTTCGCTGGATTAAAACATCAAGTTCAGACATAGGAGTCTCTACTTCATTTCCAAGCTGAGGCTCAACATTTTCATTTTCGATAGTATTAACTACCTCTTGTTCTTCGATTGTGTTTGTTTCTTCTAACATAGTTTAATATTTTAAAGTATTAAACTATTGTAGTAGATAAGGTTTTAAGCAATAGTAAAGTTTTTTTCTATTGTTTCAGCTTTTGCAATCTCATTACTTGGAGCAGATGAACCGCCAGCATTAACCCTAACACAGGCTTCAATAGCAGACTTTTTATTAGTAAATGAATTAGGATCAATATTTAGATTCTTTAATCCGTTTATTATAAATGCAGCAGCTACTCGAGCAGAAAATTTAGGGTCATTTAATTTATCAGGATCAGTAACAATATCAATTCCAGTTAAATCTGAATATCTTTGGTAATTTGATTTAAATGTTAATTGATTAAAACCTCTACCTCGATATTTATAACCATCGCCTACTTTAGTATTACCAGTATTCCAACCTAAATTGTCAGTTGCAGTCGGACCATATACCTTATCAAAAAATGCAGATGGGCTAGATTTAAGTTTAGTTAAAGCATCATCAGATAAGTCACTCACTCTAGATCCAAATAGACCTCGAATTCGCGCATTTGGGGTAGTTGCATAACTTAATTCGTTTTGTGGAATAAAATTACTCTCTTTTCCAATAGTTGATAATATCCCAATAATAGCATACTTATTAGTTACACCAAGAGATTTAATTTGACTAATTAGGGTATTAATATTTTGAGCTTGGGTACCAGTATAATTGGATTTTATTTCTTTATCTTCTAGTGCATCATCAATAAGTTCATCCGAATCTTCACTAGATAGGTCAGACGTACCTACTTGATTTCCAGAATCGTCTAATCCAAATTTATCTTTAAACCATATAAAATGTTCTGGATGTTCAGCAAAGATATTATCTAATTCTTCTGGAGTAAGAGTAGGAGCCATATCTGGCATCATTCTAAAAAGCCAATCTAAGATTACTTGATTATTTAATATTCTTTCCCCTCGGGTTTTTCCTGGAGAGCTTTGATATTCATCTTTTAAATCATTTGAATCATCTGAATCGCGACCAACTCGACGTACACCTATATGAATATGATCAAAGTGATCGGGTACTCGCCATCCAACTTGATATCGATATCCGCCAGAATTGAAATTAAACCATGAACCTCCTTTATATTCTGGATGACCACACCATTGCATTAAATGCGCAAGTAGAGTATCTCCACTCTTTCCACTAGTTGCAATATCAATAGCATATGAATCATCTTGACCTTCATAGTGATCTGAGGTATTTCCGCTTGCAGTTTTTTCCTTAGATCTCTTTTGAGAAATAATAGTATTTTTTCCAACAAAATCATTAGCAATTTTAGCAAAAGCAAGTGCTCTTGGCATACTTCCATCCCAGTCTCCACCCTTTCCGCCAACATTTGCTTTACCGCTATCTAATGAGCCAACGGTTAATCCAAATGTTTTATCTGGATAGTTTGCATCAGGATCAAATGAAAATGTCTCGTTAAGTTTAACCCAATCTTTAAAAGTAATCATTGCTTATTAATATGATTTTAATTATTTATTTTAATTATTTAGTTAAATGACGATCAATTATAATCAATTGACTTGTACTTATTTTAGGATAAGCATCGTCTGCTGAAAGGAATCCAGCCCAATCAACTTCCTCCTCCTGTAGAGTAGATTTAGGTAATCTTTCACTATCTAATCCTATTTCAGAAAGATCTTCTATATTACATACAAAATAAATTAAGCGACCATCCGGTTTACCGTTCTTATAGAATATTACTTGGTGAGATTCTGGATCAAGTTGATCTTGTGAAAGAACAATAGAGGTCTCTTCTTCAAGTTCTCTAAGTGCAGCTAAGATTGGCTCCTCATCAGGACGATCCAATTTTCCTTTAGGAATACCTAAAGTTGGTTTTCTCCAAGAAGCATTTGTTGGGTGAACTAATAATATTTTATTATTCCAAATAATTGCAACACCTGCTGCTACTCTGTGTTCTTCTGGCATATCAATTGCCCATCGTTCATTAACGAACTCATTAAAATTTAATATTCCCATTCTAATTAATTTATATATTTGTTATAGTCAATTACTCCAGATGGTTTTAAGAGTAATGAGTCATAATATTTTTGTTTATAATATGGTTTAACGTGATCTTCAAACATTTTCTTTTTAAACCAGCTCGGAAGCTTGGCTGAATAGTAATCTTCATATGCATCCTCATATAATTTTACACCTTGAGATGGCGTAAGATCAGATGACCGATTAATTGATTCTAGAAAAAGTTTTCCGTCCGATTCAATTAAGCTAATTGAATAATATTCTGGAGACCATTTATCATTTATCTTTTTACAAATATCTAAAGCTTCACCAAGATGCTTCCAACGAGCCATATCAATATCAAAAGGAGTTTTATTAATTTTCTTTTGTACATGAATAGGTGAATCGCCTGAGGCAAGCACTTCAAATCTAGAGGAAGGTACTCTTTTTTCTTGAAAAGAGCTATATGGTTTTTCAGATTTCTTAAATTTTCCATATGTTTTAAACTCATCTTCCCCATTTGCAGAGTATCCAATAATTGGAAATTTCATCTTTTTTACAAGGGACCGATCCTTTATTTTATTTGGAATAAATGATTCACCGTTAAATTCTGAATTTAATTCAGAGTTAGTTGGAATAGTCGATTGATTATAAACAGTACTACAAAAACTTTCATCTATTTTATTTGATGAAAAACTAAAATTATTCCATTGAATAACAGGAATATCTTTAGGTATTTGTAGAGCAGATTCAATATTATTAACTACTTCAAACATTGGTAAATTACTTAACTTTGATGAAGCTAAGGCAATTTTCTTTTCAAAGTTTTTTGGATCCTTTGAATAATATGCAGAATAACTTTTAAAATTCTTTAAACTCATCTTATTTAAACTGGGAGAAACGGCTACTTGCGCTTGGAGTAAACGACTTAGCCTCAGTTTCTTGATCAGCAGTTATTTTTTGTATATCTTTATCTAAATTATCAGCAACTTCATGATCAACTACATCACCTTCTCCTCCTCTAGTAACTTCGCCACGACCGATTGCATCAAAGAATTCGTCAAACTCATTATCTACTTTATCTTTATCGTAGTTATCCATTACTACTCTCATAATCGCTGGTTCACCATGTAATCTAGCAAAGTGATTTTGATAATCTAATACTCTATCGTATGTTTCTTTATCTCTAGAATCAAGTTCAACATATGGCACGTATACTGCACCAGTCTCCTCTCTTTTCTTTTTAATTTGTTTATCAACCCAATCATTATAGCCTCCATTTCCATGGCCTTCAACTTCTTTTTTAGTCCATTCGCCAGGCTTACCAGTCCATGGTTTACCGTGAATAATCTTCCAAATTTGTTTTCCTATAAAGAATGGGAGACTTGCCATTGCTGCTTTTGGAAATTTAGGTAAAGTCTTGGTTGTCCATGAAACGAGTCGGGCACGTATTCCAGGATGAGTTGCAATATTTCCGATTCCTTTTTGATATGCTGCAAATTCAGCAGCTGTAGTAAATAGTTTATCTGCGCCAGCGGCTCCGCCATATCGTACCTCTTTTATTCCAGATTTAACAAAGGACTCAGAAGGTATGCGCCCTATCATTTTTCCCTCTTTACTATATGCATATAATAATTTACCATCATCACTTAATTTAAAAGTACTACCGACTTTTGCAGCATTATCCATTTTTTCAATAGCTTCTTTTGCAAGTCGAGTATCTAATAATTTAAATGAGTCACAAAAAGTGGTCATTTTTGTTCCAAAATTAGTAAGAGATTTTCCTAAGAACTCAAAGATCGGACGAAGCATTAATCCTAGTCCTGGAATATAATCTGTAACTTTAGCAAAGTTTTGGATAAATTTACCAAGCAGGGTTGTGCCCGATCCAATAGCTCCACCGATTAGTGATACTATCTTTCTAAGTAATCGTATAACCATACCAGATTCCTTTGTACTTAGTCGAGAAACAGCAACTGCTGCTTCATCAACTTGACCGGCAGATAATTTAACTAGTATTGGACTCGCAGAGTGCGCACCCCATTTTAAAGGTTTTAACATATCACCGCCGCCAATTACTAAAGCAGCAATAAGTGATATTGTACCCAACATATATTTTTTACGAACAAAATATATTATTGCGTTTATTAAATCTGCAACAACGCCTACTCCTGGAAAAATAAAATCTCCGACTACTCCAATAATATCAATAACAAATTGAAGTATTCCAATAGGGGATCCATTTTCTGTACATGCAAGGTATAACTTTTTAAGAACTGACCAGAACCCACTATTTGTTCGGGCAGTATGTGGTCCACCAGTAAAAGCAGTAGTTAAATCAGCTGGGGTAAATGCATCTGATCCTGGAGCAAGAGACATATCCGACTCTGCTAAAAATAGTCCTTTTAAATAATCCTTAAATGTATCGATTGACTCAGTTATTTCTTGGGAATCTGGAAATATTTTACGAGCAGATTCTAGAATAGAATTTGTTCCAGTTGTCATTCCTCGATAATAATCTGAAATTGCATTTTTTCCTTGATCTAAGATCATTGAAAGATGCAGGTCAAATAAGGCTGACTCTGAAATACTTGATTCAATTGAATTAATAAACATTGACTCATTAATAATTGAATCAACAGTAAGTCGATTACTTGAGTTTAATACTTTATTTAAACTATTAAATTGTTCAATTTGACTTTCATTTATTACGAAATCTGACATTATGATTCTTTTCTTATTATTTATCTAGTCAGATACGAATTTCGCTTAATTTACTAGGTTCACCTAAAGTAAGGCAATGAATTCGTTAGGTCTAACATTTTTTAAATAAGAGTCTATGAAATACTTATATGCTTGTTTTAATCCATCATCATCACATTCAGATAAATATGCGTATATTTCATAAAGATCGTCAAGAGTATTAAATGAAAATGCTGAACATATCCAATCAAATTTATATGAAACTGGAATCAATCCAAATATCATAGCTTCAAATATTCTAGCTGGTATAAATTGACGTTCATCATACTTATCCTTAGTAATATTTAACATGACTCTGCTGATTTCTAAAGTGTTCCAAATATGTTCACGATCATTTCTTAATACGTGATAAGTGCGTTCACGATCAAATTGTTGAAATTCTTTTTCTTTACAAATTAAATAAAATGGTACCCCTTTTGAATTAGACTCATTATTAACCCAGTCCAATGAATCAAATAAGATTGAATTCTTAGAGTTTCCAGCTTTATAATTTGAAGTATCAATATTTCCATAGAATACTGAAACTGGTCGATTTATCTTATCGTAAGTTGACATATTTACATCAACACATTCTTGTAAAAATTTATTAGATATTCCTGGAAAATCAATAGACGGTATAATAATAGTTACAAAACATTTATATTTTTCATGAAATACTTGAGAAAGAGAAAGATCAGTATCTAAGATGAGTATTTGATGTGGTAAATAACCAGCAGAAACGGCGGCCTCAATGATTAGCTCAAACTCGCGAGCATCTTTCCATTTCTTAGATAAAGTTGAAAGATTTCTAAATCTAGCTTTTAAATATAATTTACTATACTCTTTATTTCGTATTTTTTCAATAACTAGATTTATATCATAATATGTATTTTCAATTAATTCCGTTTTGTATTTATTAAAAATATCGCCTCTTTCATCTGATGGAAAGGATTTAATTTGGGCAGATTCAATAACTTCTTCTGGATAATATGAATAAAAATCAAATTTATCTTCCATAAATGATTCTCTAATTGAATCAATTAATCCAAGTTGATATAGTGAGTGTCCTGGAGAATCTATATCATGTAGGTCAAGTAAACCGAAATAAGAGTATAAGCTTTTCATATTTTATATTTTTAATTATAATACACTAAATTATAGTAGATATTAATATTTACATATTAATCTTTAGGTTTCATCTGGGTGAACCCTAATATAAAAAATGAGCGCCTATTCAGACGCTCATTATGAGGTAAAGGAAAATTGAAAGTATTAATTGTTTTTCAAGGCAACAATATGAGTAATAAAGTTTTTACCATACTCCACTGCATCGATTTTACGAACAACATCAAAGTTTTCTTCAAGAATAGAAACTATCTCTTGGAATTTTTCAACACGATTCGTTTTTAATGGTTTGTACATAAAGTGATATTCAATAATGAATACTCGAACATTAGACCAATCAGTAACTGATTTGATTAATTCGTATTCAGCACCTTCAACATCCATTTTAATCGCAGTTGCTCCATGTTCTTTAATAGCAGCATCAATATTGATTGCTGGAACATGCAAGATCTCACGACCACGAATTGGTAAAATTGAATGTTTTCCAGAGTCATTAGATATAAAAAAGTCAACCGCTTCTTCATTTCCTGGAACAATTGCTTTTTGTACAACTGTACAGTTTGACTCTACTCCATTTACTTTAATATTTTCTAGAGCAAATGATGCATTGTGTGGAAGAGCTTCATAAGAAACTACACTTTGTATTTTTGGAAATTGTCTAGCCATACGAATAGCAAATAATCCAATATGGCCACCAATATCTAACCATTTATCTTCTTGATTAAATACTGCATTTACATCCATTTCTGGACCATATGCAGAAGAAGTAAGAGGTTTAATATATTCTCCACTTTTTGGGCTTTTTGAAACGTTTGTCCCAACGTTATACTTAACTTCATTTAATCCTTTTCGGATATAAAATTGAAAGTCACCATATTTTGTTTTCCAATCGATCAATTCTAATTGATCGAATTTTTTAGCAGTGTTAAAGTCTATACGAGTATCCATCTAAATATTGTTTTTATGTATTATTATACTGCAGGAACTTCTTTAGTTTTAGCAGGTGATGGTTTTACTCTTTCAATTGTAAGAATACCTTGGTTAACAGATGTAGAAAAATTAATGTTTTTCTTTTTAGCATAGTACCATACTAACCCTCGAGTATTTTGGATCTCTTGAGTAGATGTAAATCCTGAAATTTCAAAGAAAGTACCAACTTTTAATGCGTCTAATCTTTCTTTAATTACTGAAGTTACAGGTTTCATTGCGATTTTTGCTGATTTCTTGATCGGCCCGATTTTAATAGAATTTTTCATAATAATTAGTTTTTATTTTTGGTTATTATACATATAAATTAAACTAATTAAAATAAAAAAGGGATATTTTTTAAATATCCCTTTGATTATACATTTAAATCTCGAGTAGTCGGCAGCTTTTTGCTTGTCTTCTTTACTTTATGTTTTTTAGTTAGTTCCATTTTTTCAAGACTTGACTCTTTAAATCTTTCATTTTTAAATCCAATCATAACTAGATAAGAGGATCCTTCGATTGCAGTTATCTTGCCAATTCGATCTTTGACTTTTACTGATTCGCCAATTTTAAATTTTTGAGTATTCTTGATAAATGGATCGAGCGACTCTTTTAGGGAGCCGCTCATAAAATCCTGATATGATAAAATTAAAGATTTCATTTAATATCTTTTTTAAATAGGTCTAAACCTACATAATCTTGTTTAAGGACAGTAAGAGTAGATTCAATAGATTCTCTAATGCCTGTTAATTTTTTAACAGCATCTGAATCAAGGTCTGGACTAGAAATAGCAGCTTGCAATTTTTCCATTGTTTGTTCTAATTTAGTAATATCTACTGAAATTGAAGATTTCTTTTCTTCTATTTTCTTATATGCGTCTTTCTTCTCATCAATTTTAGTTTTGAAGATAGGGCTAATATCATAATTGAATTTAGTCATACAAAACTCATATAATGCATGTTCATCAACTTTTTTCCAATTACGTTCTACTGTGTTTATCTTGTCGCAAATATAAAACTCTTCATTCAATTTTAAAATAGTTGCTTCAGCAAGAGTTCGGTCATTTGATAATTCTTTAATAAAATCAAGATTAAACAAGTTTTTAGAATTTTCAAATAGAGTAATTACTCTTTCTTTAATTGAAGTATTTTCCAATACTAATGCTTCCATTAAATTAATATCTTCAATATTTAAAACTTTTGATTCATTTAAATAAAGATCTAATTCACGATTTTCATTTGTTTTAAAACCAATATTGAAATTTCTAATTGAATTTGATTCAACACCAGTTCCATCAATATTTTTCTTAAATCCTAGTGTTGCAAAAGATTCAGATACTTTATAGAATTTAGGAAACTTTTCTTTTACGTAAGCTGGATCAATTTCAGCGATTTTAAATGTTCCATCAATATAAACACTTGTCTCTTTTCCAGTAAGCCCCTTAGATTCGCGTATAGATACAAATCTATCATCCATATAAACAATTAAACCGTCTTTTGCTTTAGTTGCTGGAGTAATTAAATTAGTAACTTGCGTAAATGAATCGCCTTCACCTAATGTAAAATATCCAGTAGTTTGTGATTCTACAATACGTAGATCTGAAATTAGCTGGTTTATTACAGGGACAGTATTTCCATATTTAAGTTTAAGAATATCTGAAGTATAAGATTCGTTAATTAACATCTTTTTAAGATCTTCACTAACTTCATTATAATTTTGACTAGGCATTGAATCTAGTGAATACACTGCATTCAATAGAAGGATAACTGAACGATTTTCATTTAAGTAACGTTCAGTGTTTTTTACTTGTGTTGCAATTACTGTATCATAATTATGAGAAGCAAATGCATTAATAAAACTTTCACATAATACAAAGTCTAAAATCCCTTCATTTAAGTAGTTTTCAAAAACTTCAACTTGAGAAGAAATTACAGGATTACTCCAAGATTTAGATTCTTTAATTGCATTTAATTTTTCTAATAAATTTGCTTTTTTAGCAATTGAATAAGTTAAAACAGTATCAGTATTTTCAATTTTTTCAAATTGAGATACAATTGATTCTAATACTGGACTAGCAACATTTGATTTAATTGCAGCAATTCCATTTTTTAGATTAGAATAGATACTATCTTGCGATTCGCCTAATACGATTGACTTATCAATTGACTCAGTTAACAGTTTAACCAATGGCTGTGAATTAATTGCAG